TGGCCGGCGGGGATATTTCGCATGACGGGGACAGTAGGCTCACAAGGCACATCGGCAACAGTTACCGCCATGATATGCCTCAGAAAGACGAGGAAACCGGCAAAACGCTTTGGCTGATTCGTAAGGACCGCCGCGATTCGCCACATAAGATTGACCTGGCAATGGCTGGGGTGTTGTCTTGGGAAGCTAGAAATGACGCCATTGCGGCGGGGGCCGTGGATAAAACATCAGTTTACGAAAAACGCGGCCTTTGCACTATATAAAGCCGTTTTTGTTTTTGCGAAAAGGAGGGCACAAATTGAAAATGAAGCCTCCCAAGATAAAGATGCCAGTCGATCTGGATGATATTTTCATCCTTGCCGGCACACTTTCTTTTACCTACGGACTCTGGGGTTACGATCCCCGGGCAGCCCTTATGGCTCTGGGGGTGTGGCTTATATTCTTGGGGCGGCCAAGGGTAAAGCGAGGTGATGACTAGGTGGGTTTTTTATCCCAAAAATTGAGGCAGCGTGACCACCCGTCGAATCCAAAAGATTGGTTGATTAAATGGTTTGGTGGTGGTAAAACGGCGTCAGGGGCAACGGTTAGTAACTACTCGGCGCTAAACTACTCGGCGCTGTGGGCTTGCGTTAGGGTAATTTGTAAGGGTGTTTCCACTATGCCTCTACACCTTTACGAGAGATTCGATAACGGTGGAAAGCAGCGGGCGGTTAAACACCCTGTTTACAGTCTTATCAACAGCAGGCCAAACTCTGAAATGGTTCCCCTGACATTTAAGGATACACTTACAGCCCACGTACTTACGTGGGGAAACGGCTATGCCGAGATAGAGAGAAATAAAAACGGGTACCCAACAGCCTTGTGGCCGCTTACGCCAAACAGGGTAACACCAGAGCGGAATAAGGTTACCAAGGACATTCAGTATAAGGTGGCCCTGCCTGGCAACGTTGGTACGGCCATATTGCGGGACGATCAGGTGTTTCATATTCCGGGCCCGGGGTTTGACGGTCTAAAAGGCTATTCTGTTTTAACCATGTTTCGCGAATCCATTGGGTTGGGATTATCATTACAAGAATATGCCGCGAGGTTTTTTGGTAACGGGGCGATGCCCGGAGGAGTGTTAGAGCACCCCAATAAATTAGGTAAACCCGCTCAGGATAATATTCGCGATTCTTGGCACGAAATGCACCAGGGTTTGGAGAAGGTGCACCGTCTGGCAATCCTCGAAGAGGGTATGAAGTACCATCAGATCGGCGTATCTCCAGAAGATGCTCAAATGCTGGAAAGCAGGAAGTTTTCTCAGGTTGAAATGGCGTCCATATTCCAAGTTCCGCCACACAAAATTGGTAATTTGGAAAAATCGTCCTTTGATAACATTGAGCATCAGTCGCAGGAATTTTTAACGGACACTCTTTTGTATTGGCTTACCCTATGGGAGCAGACAATCGGGTGGAAATTACTTTCGCGGGAGGACCAGTTAAGGTATTTTGCAGAGTTTCTTACGGCAAACCTTCTGCGAGGTGACCTAAAAAGCAGGTATGATGCATATGCAGTTGGTCGTCAGTGGGGTTGGTTATCCGCCGATGACGTAAGAGAAAAAGAGAATGAAAACCCACTACCGGACGGTCAAGGAAAGGGGTATTTAATGCCCTTAAACATGACCTTGGCAGATAAGGCCGGACACAGCACCACGGAAAACGGACCCAAGAAAGATGTCGGAGGTGAGAACAATGAAACGTGAAAGACCACCGGTTTTATACCGGGAAATGGCCTTTGACCGGGCGGCCATTGATGAATCGGCCCGAACGGCCCCTTTGAGTTTTTCAAGTGAGGCCCCGGTCGTAAGATCATCCTGGCTGTTTGGCCAGTGGACAGAGATATTGCGCCACGAACCGCAAGCAGTTGACCTGGAAAGGTTAAACTCTCTGGGGGTTTTACTGTATCAGCACAGCTCTTATAGCCCAATCGGCAGTTTGAGTAAAATATCTCTGGATGCGGCTAAAAGAAAGTGTATTTGTACGGCACGGTTTGACGGTGACCCGGAGAGCGACAAGATATTCCAGAAGGTTTTAAGCGGGACACTTCGCGGCGTTTCGGTAGGCTATCGGGTCATGGAAGAGGACTGGGAAGTGGTCAAGGAGGGTAAAAAATCATCCTGTGGCAGATTTGCGGGACCCTGTGAAATTGCAAACCGTTGGACACCTTATGAAGTCAGCATTGTATCAATACCAGCTGATGCAACTGTGGGGGTGGGGCGCGATGTCGGTCTTAACTCTGAAATGTCGGAGTATATGTTTGGCCGCATGGCTGATGCAGTCGCAGAGAGGATTATTAAAAGCATACCCTTTGAGATTCCGAAGCCGCCCGAGTTGACGCCTCCCCTGGAGCCAGATCCCAAAAGGGATGCTTCAGGAAAACTGCAAATCATGCGGCGAAAACTGGATTTAATATCCTGAGTAAGCACCCCAAGGGGTGTTTTTATATTGCGAAAAATTATTAGGAGGATAAGCAGAACGTGAAAAAACTCGATGAAATGAAGCAGGAAAGAGCGGCTCTTGTAGTCAAAGCCAGGGCTCTGCTCGATACTGCAGAAGCTGCCGGAAGTCGTGACCTTACTGCCGAAGAAAATCAGCAGTATGACAAGATGTGGGCCGATATTGAGCGTATGGGCACTGAAATTAAGCAGGAAGAGGCCAATCAGGCCCGTCGGTCAGAGCTTGCCAGATTAGAAGAAGAGGGCCGCCAGTCACAGGGGCGCCAGGTTCCCCCCGATGAGCCCGGAGCTTCAGGGAAAGAAACCAAGGAAAAAGTCAACCCCCGGGCCACCGAAGAGTACCAAAAAGCATTTGGCTGTTGCCTTCGTGGAGGTGTTCGCTCCCTGAGCCCGGATCAGTATCGCGCCCTGCAGGCCGACAGCGATACCGCCGGCGGTTTTGTGGTTGTGTCCCAGCAGTTTGCAACGGGTCTTATTATGGCAGTGGATGACATGGTTTACATTCGCAAGCTGGCAACCGTGATTCAGCTTGATAAGGCTGAAAGTCTCGGAGTTCCCGCACTGGACAGCGATCCTGGTGACGCCGATTGGACTTCGGAGATTAAAACCGGCAGTGAAGATTCCGATATGGATTTTGCCAAGAGGGAACTTAGACCGCACCCCCTGGCCAAGCGGATCAAGGTATCCAACAAGCTCATTCGGATTGCATCTGTTGATGTGGGCGCCCTTGTCAGTAACCGCATGGCATATAAGTTTGGGATAACCCAGGAAAAAGGATTCCTTACCGGCACCGGCGCCAACCAGCCGCTGGGCGTATTTACCGCATCAGCGCAGGGTATCAGCACCGCCCGCGATGTGAGCACCGGAAACACCGCGACTGAGATTAAGGCAGACAACCTGATTAACACCAAATATTCTCTGAAGGCCCAATACCGGACCCGTGCCCAGTGGACCTTCCATCGTGACGCCATCAAGATGATTCGCAAACTGAAAGACGGCAACGGCGATTACCTCTGGAAGGCCGGCCTTTCCGATAAGCCCGACACCATACTTGAATTGCCGTTCAATGAGTCCGAATACGCTCCCAACACATTCACGACCGGACTGTATGTCGGTATTTTGGGTGATTACCAATTTTACTGGATCGCTGACGCACTCGACATGCAAATGCAAGTGCTGGATCAGTTGTACGCCGAAACAAACCAGGTGGGCTACATCGGTCGCTGGGAATCTGACGGAATGCCTGTCTTAGAAGAGGCCTTTGCTCGGGTGAAGTTGGCTTAATAGCCAGCTTCGCCTCTTTTCAAAAAACTATAGGAGGTTAAAAAGGCATGAATCTTTCCAAAAACGTAAAAATCACACGCGTAATGAATGCGGTTGCAGCCGGACAGGCTGCAAATAACGGTGATATTCTTGACATGAGCGGTTTTGACGGAGTTGTTTTTGTTTGCGCCCTGGGCACCGTCACTGATGCATCGGTCGTTACAATGAAGGCCCAGCAGGACGCTTTAAACGGAGCCGGGGCAATGACTGACCTTGTAGGCGCAACCGTATCACTTACCGCAAGCACCGACTCTAATCAGTGCTTGCTTTTGGACCTTTACAGACCGGAAAAGCGATACGTCCGCTGCGTAGTTACAACGGCTACTCAAAACGCCGGCATTGATGGCGTAATAGCCATTCAGTACAGCGGCAGGTATCAGCCGGTTACACAGTCCGCCAGCATTGATGCAAGCACCCTATCTGTAAGCCCCTCTGAGTAAAAATTATGAGTGGCCCGGGATAGCTCCTGGGCCATTAAGGAGGTAAACCTGTGTCACCTAATACAAAAAACTATCACGAGCAGGGCGGGGACGTGTGGGTTGTTGACGGCACGTTAAGGCTTCACGGCTTTAATATTGCTTCCGTCAAAGGCGACTCATACTATGTCGATTCCAACACGGGCAGCGATACCGATGACGGTCTTACTTGGGACACCGCTCTGGCAACGCTTAATACTGCTTTTGGGAAATGTACGGCAAATAACGGCGATGTTGTTTTTGTCGCTCCCGGCCACGCGGAGGATGTCGTCTCCGCCGGCGCAATTGCTTGCAGCAAGGCAGGCATCACGGTTATCTGCCTGGGCTCGGGCGCTGACAGGCCCACTTTCACCTTCAAAACGGTGGTTGGGGCCGATTTCGACATAACCGGGGCCAGCTTTAAGATGGTCAACTTCATCGGCAAGGCCGGGCTTGACGGTCTGACCAACCCCCTTCATGTCGCGGCAGCTGACTGTTTCCTCGACTTCGAATGGCAGGATGGGTCTGCTACCGTTGAGGCTTTACGGGCGGTACTGACCACGGCCAGCGCTGACCGCTTTAAAGCAAATATAAAATATCGCGGCTTTACTGCTGGCGATGCCTGTGTAAACGCTGTCCGTTTGGTTGGAGTAGATACCGCCGAGATTAACATAGACGCATACGGCAAAGCATCGACATGCTGGGTAGAGTTCCACACCACGGCATGCACAAACGTCAAGGTAAACGGCATCCTGCACAACTCCGGAACCACCGACGGAAGCAAAA